GGAGCTTGATGAAAGTGTTGATCGACTTGCCGAGCGGCTGCGCAGCAAGAGCGTCGGCAATGCAGTTGACGTCTGCCTGCGTGAGCACGAGAGTGATCTGTTCCATGTTGTCCTCTGTTGTTAAAACGTGGTGAGCTTAACACATCCGTGTCATGCCTGCGCCGGTTCCTGTTGCGGCTCTTGCTGTCGGGGCGGCAGGAGACTTGTCATCAGGGCAGTGACCGGTGACGCGCAGCCCGGACAGAGCAAGGCGGTTCCATACTCGTGCGGCGGTGGGAGGGGCTCGCCGTCCGGCCCGATGTCATTGGGTGGAGGCAGACCCGTTACGCGTACCATGATCCATCCGGCAGGCAGACCGGTGCCGGTCGCCGTCGCCGCGTCCTTGTCGCATGTGTAGGTGGTAACTGTGGTCGTGCCCATGATGTCTCCTTTGCTAAATTGGGAATGCCGAGAATTGCAGAAAGCTCACTTGCCCAACGCTCGCCGCCGTGTTGGCCCACAGTGCGAAGTAGTCCGTGCCGTTGCCATCGACCACGGCACAGACCGACAGTTGCGCCGAGATGCTGGCCGGTGTCGTTACGGTCGACGCATTCAGGTAGCTGGCCGAGCCGTTCTTGCGCAGCTCAAGGATCACGGAGCCCGACGTGCCACCTGAGTTGAAGACTGTCATGGAGCCGGTGATGTAGTACCGACCGGCCGGTGGCGTGAAGCGTCCTGTCGAGGTGCTGTACCACGTGCCGCTATTGGCAGCGGTCACGCTGTTCAATACCAACGCGGTCAAGGTCGCGGTCAGGCTGAGCGCCGTGGTGCGCACCGCCATGAAGTGCCCGAGCTGGACGACCTGATAGCCTTGGTTTTTGACGTATGCCGTCGTCGCGACCGAGAGCGAGTCGTCCGCCGTTGCCACGGTCGGAGCGGTAGGCGTCACGGTGAACTCAACGATGCGCGACGACCGCCGGATGATATAGGCGGTGCCGAGGTTGGTCGAACCGTTGTCGGCGTAGGCGGACAACTGGAAGTCGGAACCGGCATTGCTCCCGGCTTCAGCCGTCGCGTTGCGGCCCATGTACCAGCGCACCAAGCCTTCCGACTTGAAATAGACGATGGAATATTTCGCGGCAGTATCCGCGTCGATGTTCATCGCGCCGTTGCTTGTCGGGTGTGCGATTGTGGCAGTGGTAAAAATACCGCCCGCAGCGGTGACGTTGCCGGTCGCCGTCAACGCGCCGCTCATTGTCAGATTGCCGACGCCTGTCACATGGCTGTTCATGTAGACCGCGCCACCCGCGATGTAGAGTGCGTAAGGCGTGTTCGTAACGGTGACGTTTGTGCCTGCGACCGGAGCGCCGTCGATGCGCACCGTTGCGACCGTCGTTATCGTATTGGTCAGGCCAGTCGATGCAAAAGTCGGGATGCCAAAAAGCGTTCCGTATCGAGACGCCGACACCACGCTCGCCGTGCCTGTCGTATCAGTGACCGTCGCCGGATCAATTTGGATGAAAGCTACCGGCGGGGCGAGACGGCCGAAGTTGCCGTAGATGTAAAGCTTTGGCGCGGCAGTAATGGAGTTCTGGTAGGTGCTGTTCAGGTACAGCGAGCCGCTGTGCGTGATCATAATTTGAGGAACAAGACCAGTGTCAGCCAGCCCGACACCGGGAGCCGTCTGAAAGACCAGCGACGAGTAGGAGCCGCTGCCCGCGTTCATTGCCGAGCCGATACGGATGCGCGTGCCTGCACCCGCTCCATCGCCATCGGCATCGCTGAAGTCGATGGCGGTGTTGACTTCGTTAGCGACCCACGCTGCACCCGATGAGGTGTTGTGAAGCGTCAGGCCGCGCGCTGGGGTGCCCGCATAAGAACTGACGTTGACTTGCACGGCATTGGTCGGTGCGTTGGTGTTGATGCCGAAGTTACGCGTGTCACGTTCGAAATAAAGCGCGGTGCCTTTGTTCGCTCCACCATCGGTGAAACTATAGAGAATGAAATTGCTGCCGCTGTCGACCGGCGTTCCGGTTTCTACGTTGCTGCTCTTGCCGAGATACCAGCGGTTAGACGAGCCGGTGCGAAACCAGATGACGCTCAACGCACCCGTAACGTTCTGAGGCGCGGCACTGTCGAGATACAGATACGCCGATGTACCGACTGTCGCCGTGCCCCGATGCACATGCAAGTAGCCGCCGTCAGTGACGATGTTACCCGAGCCGGTAAGAGTCCCGCTGACCGAAGCGTTGCCGGTGATCTCGGCACCCGCAGACGACAACAGCATTTGCCCGGCGGGGTCGCCATACAACTGAAGGTCTGGCGCTGCCCTGATCGTCAACGGCTGATAGCTTGCAGTGCCGGTCCAGTCGACGCCGTTGATATAGCTGCGCGTCGTCGTGTGATACATGCGGACGGCTTTGCCCGAACCCGAACCGGAGCCGCGTGCCACCAACGTATAACCGGTGCCCGGCTGCGTTATGTACAGCGTGTCCGTCAACTCGCCGCCAGCGAGCGGCAAGTAGCCATCGACCGTTGCGGAAGTGATAAGCGTGCCGCTCACTGCGGGCAGCGTGAACGTGGTCGTGCCCGCCACCGCCTGCGCCTGCAATACGCTGGTGCCCGATGTCGCGCCGTAGAACTTGATGGTCTTGCCTTCGATGTCGATGCCGTTGACACCCGAGGCATTCCTGAAACTCTGCAACGCGAAGTCGCTGTAGCGTACCGTGATTGCCGCGCTGCCGTATTCACGCAACGTTGTCTGCGTCAGGATGCGATGAAGCGAAGACGCGCCGACGCGTTGATGTAGATTGGTGTCCGCGCTCGCGCCCGTGCTGAGGTTATACAGGCGCGAGACTAGCGAGCCGTTGATCGTTGCCTGCACGTCCAGCGGATAGCCTCCCGCCGCACCGACGCCAAGCCGACCCATGACAGTCGTGTCTGCCTGAAACTCCGCGTCGCCCATGTAACGCGTGAGGCTCCACGTCGACGGCGCAGTCGTGAGGTAGCCGACCTCGGCAACGTTGGTGGAGACCTCCGGCGTGACCTGCCAGTGCTTCACGTTGTTGCTGTCGCCGATCTTCAGCACGGTGCCAGCTTCGCCCGAGCGATAGAATGTAACGCCGCCGCGATACCAAGAGAGACTGCCCAACGCCAAGTCAACGGTGCCGAGCGACATGCCGCCTGATGCCGTGCCTTTGGGATAGGTCAGCCAGCGAAACGTTTCGCCGCTCATGTCCATGACGAAGTCTTTGGCCGACACCGCCGTTGGTGCCGCGCGAAACCGCATGCGACCACCGGCTGTTGTCGTGTTAACCGGTCCAAGGTCAACGGCATCGAGTGCGATCTGACCGGCGAGCGGACCAAGCGCGTCGGCCGGTGTGGCTGGCATCTGCGGATCGAGCAGTATCGATCGCGTGTTGACGTTGGCGTCGAGGTGCAACGTGACAACGCCGCTGGAACCGCCGGACGCTCCGGTGCCGAGGTTCTTGCCTGCGTCGATGCCGGTGATCGGACCGTCGCCCGTTGCGCTGTTCAGGTAGCCAGTGACGACAATGACGTTGCCGTCGGCTGGCTGCGTACCGGAAAGCTCAATTTGGAACGCGTTGAAATAAACGAACGGAGCGTTGGTGCCGGGATAACCGGGCTCGCCTACGGTAAGCGCAGAGCCTGCGACCTGCACTGGCTTGGTGACGACGACGTAACGCGTGAAGCCAGTGATCGGCGCGCCCAACGCATCGGTGCCAACGAGTGAGTCGCCGGGCAGCAATGCCAAGAGGTAACGCAAGTTGCCGTCGTAGTCTTTCGTCGACATGGTGATGCGGTATTTCGCGAAGCCATTCTCCGTCCCAAGACTCTCCGTGGCATACTTGCCATTCTTCGGATCGACGGCAGGCGCAGGACTCACCGCACCGGCCGCCGTCTTTTGATACTGCGCTATTGCGCCTGCTCGATTGAGCAAGAGGTCGCGTATCCATTTTGTCGTTGCCGGAGTAGTCGAGGAATTCGAAGTCGGAACAGGCAGCGGCACGGAGACGACACTGCTACCGCCTGTTGCCAGCGTAACGTTGCCAGTGACGGTCAACGTGCCAGGAGTGCCGGTGATCGTACCGCCGACCAACGGCAGGTAGTCGCCTGCCGTCGAGTTCACGAAGTCGAACGTCGCCAGTATCTTGCCGGTCGTTCCTTTGACCTGCGGTGCAGCGGTGCCCAACTGAATGTTGCCGTCTACCTTGAAGTCGAATGCCGTCGTCGTGTTCTCAACCAACGCGTCGGTCATGCGCGTAAGGCGCAGGACGTTGCTCGTCATCTGGCGCGCGTACCACAAGCGCGCGTTGGCTACGTTGCCTGTCGCGTTCCACACCACCTTGGCATCGGTCGCGACCTCGCTCTCGATCTGTCCCGCCCTGACAATGCCGAGCGCGGTCATTGCCACGCTGCCAGCGGCGACCGTCGAGTTGATTAGGCTGTTGGTGTTGAGCGTGCCGGTCAGCGAGCCGCCTTTGAGCCGCAGGAAATACGTATCGACCCAATCGGTATTGGGGATGGTGTCGTCGCTGTCCAGTTCCGGTGGCGTGGTTTGCGTCTGCGCGTCGCCGGTGAAGACCGGATTGTTAATCGGCGCGTAGCTTCCCGCGACGTGGCTTTGGACGAATGCCGTATTGGCTATCGTCAGGTTGTTGGTGTTGTCTGGCGCAGAGACCGACGGCGGTGGCGTTGTTGGCTGGCCAGTGAACACCGGACCTTGGAGCAAGGCGACCGTGCCGCTGAAGTTGGGCAGCGTCACGGTCACACCAGCAGTAACGGTAGCCGGTGCGATGACGTTAACGACACCCGACGTTGCGCCGTAGACATTGAGCGCCGTCGTCCACAGTCCATTCCAAATATGGGTCGCGTCGCCTAACGTTGGAACCTTGGTCGTGACCGGAATGAGCGCCGCACCGGTGACGCCGACCAGATTGATGTTGTTGCCGCCGAGGTAAAGATTGCCTGTCGCGTTGACAGCCTTGAGGTACAGATGCGAGTCGGTGTGCTGCAACGTGCCGTAGTTGGCACCGGCTGGACCGTACAGCGTAAGCGTGCTGGCCGTCAGCATCATCATCGTGCCAGCAGCGTTGTCACGCCAGTAGTGCGTGTCGTAGTCGACGTACCGCTTGGTCAGGCCGCTCGCGCTTTCGAGCACGTACGCGCCTTGATAATCGGCGGAGAGATTGGTGTAACGTCCGCCTGCGTTGAGCTGGAGCGTGGTCCGCGCGGCGTCTCCGATGCTGAGATTGTAAAAGCGCGCCGTCATGATGCCATCGGTATTGGCCTGGACGTCGAGCTTGTATGCTGGCGTAGCGCCGATGCCGAAGCCGGTCGTTGTCAGCCGCGCGCCTTCCGCTCCGCTCAGGTTAAAGCGAACCTCGGTGCCCCCAATACCCAACGGCATATAAGCCGCGTCGGTCTCATCGCGCCCATCGATTAGTCCAGACGACGTCGAGTTTGAAAACCGAATGCCGCGCGCCGTGCCTTTGATGAGCATCGCGGTGACGTTGTCGAGCGCCGTGACGCTAACCAGACCGCCGAACGTTGAGGTGCTGGCAATGATGAGCTTGCCAAAGTTGAGCGTCGAGTTCGTATTGAAGCCGGTGATGTTGCCGGTCGACGTCATGGTGCCGCCCGCGAGCGGCAGGTACGCAGCGGTGCCAGCCGTCAGGAAGCCTTGGTTCTTGACGAACTTCGCGGTGGCCAGTTCGTTGGCAACTGCGCCCAGCGACAAGTCAGTTGAGCGCGACGGTGCGCCTGCGGTCGCCGTGAACACCGGGCTGTTAAGTGGTGCGACCACGGTGAAGTCGATGCCCAACGTCACAGAGCCGGACGATGCGCCACCGGTCAGGCCACTGCCACCCGGTGTTAGGACCGCCGTGATGTCGGCGTCGCCTGACACAACAGGCAACGACAGGAACGGCAGCACGCCATCGCCAACACGTATGCGTATGACGCTGCCGCTGGCTTTCTCAATGCCAAGCTCGCCAACGGCGAGGATGATGTTGTCGGCTGTCCACTCGCCGGTGGTTCCGATAATCTGCCGCATCCTGGCATAGGTAGTTGCCATCTAGTGCCTCATAGCGACGGTGTATCTGGCGTACCGCCGTTCACTTCGTTGGGTGACGGATTGCCAGGACTACCAGCGATGTAAGTGTTGGCGTTGCTCGGTACGTCGGGAATGCCTGCCACGATCCAGAGATCGAGAGGCGGCGGATTATAGTTGGAGTACTGCGCGGGCGACATCTCCATCGTGGCCTTGACCGTGAGGTAGCCTTTGGTCAGCGTGGAGAACACGAGATTGGAAGTGAAGCGCGCGTAGTGTGTCGAGCCGCATTTGTTCGAAGGCGTTAGGTGCGTGAGCAGCTCTAGCTGGAAGTAGTCGTAGCCATGCAAGTTGATCCACGACTGCCAAGCGGTCAGCAGGCTCTGCGGTACAACATACGAAACCTGAAACGTGTGCGGCTGCACATCGTAGAGTCTCCGCTGCCGTTGCAGTCCACCGTCCATCGGCGTGCGCAGCAGACCCATGTCCACCTCCCAACTGTAGGGAGTGAGCAGCGGCAAAGGAAAGGTCGGAGGATAGACTTCCATTAGTACGGAACCTCCTGCTGCATAAAGTGCAACGTGCCGGTGTAGACGCTCGGCTCGTAGTAGACGCCTTCGATTGTAACACGACCGTTGCCTTTGGGCGCAATGTTGGTGAGGATGAAATCCTTCACGAGAGTCGAGGCATTGCCCCATGCAAAGTGTGTAAGCTCCTCCTGCAATGTCAGCGCCCAATCTGTGTCGAGCCCCGACCACGGGTCGGCCGACATCACCACCTTGTCGTCGGCACCGTCGCGCGTCACTGACACCCGAGAAGAGACGCCGCCGCGATTGTCGCGAAAGATCATGTAATAGGGTCCGGGGATTTCCGACCATCTTAGTTTGCGGTCGAGCGTGACATGCAGGCGATCATCGGTAACGCCAACCACGAAACCCGACTGGCCCCATCGCGGCAACGTGTGCTGCACCGCCACGTGGTCGCCGAGTCCCGGTATCAATCCTTCCATCTCGGTCTCGAACGACACGGCGCGACGATTGCCGTTGCGTCGGTTCCATTGCAGCAGAGCGAACTCGGCAGCGTGCCTTGCGTCGGTGCAGCCAAACAGCTCGATCTTTTCTGGATCGACCGCATCGTCCGGCTCTATGACGTACGCCGGAGTCCACGTTACCGGGTCGCGATACTCGATCTCGATGCCGTCCGGTGCGCCTGTGTCGTCGAAAGAGTAGAGCAGTTTGAAACTGTCGCGAACGATATTCTGTTCGGTGAACAGCATGGTGCGCGCCGTCTTTACTCCGTCTTGCATCACCGACATGTAACCACCGAGCGGCAACGGCGCAGCACCGAACGGCACGAGGCATTGCATCAACGCCTCCCACACCGTTGTCTTGCCGGTGTAGACAGCGTTAAAAAAATAATGGTTGTCCGGCGCAGCCGGTGCCCAATAGCTGCGCAAGGCGTTAACACGCGCGCTGTCGATCTCGCTTATGGGACGCCGTCCGCCGTACTGTTGGTTCATCAGGATGTCGTAAAACGCGTCGGCCGGATTTAGCGTCGGCGCGTACGTACCGTTCCCCGCCGCGTTGAGCCAACGTGTGCACCGAACCTTGATGCTGCGTTCGCTGTCGTTGCCAAGAGAGGTCGCCTTGAGGCGCACCGCCATCAGTGTCGTCTGGCCGTAGACCGAGGCGGGATTGTTGGCGACGACCATGCTCGCGCTGGTCCACACCATGCGGTTGATCTCACCGCCGTTTGGCTCGGCGTTGGTGTTGCGGGTCATCAGTATCGACCAATACGCAACACGAGGCGCAGTGAAAGAAAGTGTCACGCGCCGTGGGTTGCGGCTCCATTGGTCGCTGCCTCCACCGCCTCTGTTCCATGTCGTAATGTTCCAGGCGAAGACGTACTGCTTGGGAAGAGCCGGGTCTGTGCCAACCGGCGGATGGAAAAGAAAGTTGCCGATCGCGTCGGTCTCCCAAAGAGTAACGGTACCCGAGACTTGCGTGCTGGTAATGTCGCCCGCGTCCATGGTCTGGTAGATGCCCTGAGGGAACGATATGTTGCAGAAGATTTGCGTGCCTTGCTGTCCGCCTTTGCCGAGACGAAACCAACCCTCCGAATGCGACTCGGTAAATTGCTGCTCGCCGACCTCCGGTGCCGTTACCATGTTCTCGTAAAATGCCGGTGACCAGCTAGGGCGATTGACACCAATCGTCTCGTCGTGATCGTCGGGCGCGATGACATGGTATTGAACGGCGTCGGCAAGACTTGCGACTGGCGTGTCACCAATTAGCACGTCATCAATTCTGAGATGGCCATGCCCAAGGCACAGCAGCATGTCGAGGTACTCGTCGTTCTCGCCCTGATGAAACACGTACGGTTGCGCAGCGATATCCGGCGTGTGCAACACTTGACCATAGACCACCGGCACTGGCTCGCCTAAGCGCGCGGTGTTCTGATTTGAGCGCACCGAGTAAACCGGCGACGGCTCAGCGTGGGTCGGTCGAGAGAACACAGGCGCGTCGGGTTTCCGCAACAGCAACGTCAGGGCAATGGATGCCGCTGCCATCACGACCGACACGGCGAGCGAGATCAGAAACGGTGTTAGGATCGCAGCCGGGATTGCCGGATTAACTGTCAGCGCAACGTAGTCATCGGGCTGCACCGCATAGTCGGCATCGTCGAGCGGCTTCTCCTCGCCGTTGAGATAGAAGCGCACGACGCCGCCGCAGCCGTCCGGATAGTTTTCAACCAACCAATCGATGACGCGCGTGCCGGGCTCAAGGCAATGTTGCTCGATGCTCTTGGGGCTCAGCGGATTTTTAAGTAGGTGGAGCGTCGCCATTACGAACCCGCCAGAATGTCGTCTTGGGATACTCGCGTAGGAAGTCTCGCAACGGCACGCACACCACACCGCGTTGATGGCAATGCAACACACGGCGGCCCTCGCACACGATCAGACCCGCGTGGTGCGCCATGCGTAACTGTGGAGCGACGGCAACAGCCCACGGCTCGGCCTCGTCAATCGGCGTGCCCATCTGCGTAGCCTCAGCCAGCATTGCCGCCGCGCTCTCCGGATCTATGATGCCGCCGAGCATGCCACCGGGCAGCGTGTCGAACAGCCAGTCGGGCAGTCGCACGCCGCGTTGCTCGTTGAACACGGTGCAGATCAAGCCCCAACAATCGAACCCGTCGCGGTCGCGTCCGTTGATCTTGAAAGGCACGCCGACATAGGCGTTGATCCACGCGTCGCTCATCGGTTGAGACCCGGAAAATTGTCGGTGCGATACAGGTACGACGGAAAGAGTTTGTTTAGCGTGTCTGACTTTGTTGCCGCTCCGCTCATTGCCGTGGTGTTGACCTCGATCTCCGACAGCATTAGCCGAAGCGGCGGGTCGTTCATCGGGATGGAGTCCGGGTCGTTAAGGTAGACGCGAACGGTCACCCGGATATTCTCGCGAGGCGAAGTAGCTGCCGCCTCCAGTGCCTCCTGCGCGTCGCGCCCAACATTGTCTAACACGAGGTTCATGTCCTGTTGGCCTTGACCGTCCTGCGTTGGGTAGACGATCTGAAACGGCACCGGAGAAAAATCCTGCAACGGTCCGCCGTCATACAGTTGGAAGCGCCAGAACTTCGGCGTGTTGTTAATGTAAAACGTCGCCGGGAACAGCGAGTGCGACAGCTCAAGCGTCTCGACGTAGTAACGACCAGACGGAGCGCTGGCATATATCTGCATAAGCATTGGATCGATCGGCATGGCTCACCTCCCCGCACGCGCGACGCCATAGGCTTGGCCGACCGCTACACTAAATGGATTGCCGCCACGGCGCACGTCGCGTGTCATTGCGTTGCGCACCTTCTCGATGATGAACAACAGGTCGCCCTCCGAGGTCCTCTCTGTCCTTACATCGACACCGGGAGCATTGTTGTTGATGGTGATGTTGGGGCCACCGAGTGAAGAGTTGGGTTCGATGCGACCCGCGACGTCGGGTACAAAGCGCTCGGGTCCCTTCTCACCCACCATGTACTCTCGACCGGCAGCGACAGGACCGCCCTCCGCCTTGAACATACCAAATGGAACGAAGCCTTGTGAGCCATGCGGGAAGGCACCAGAGGCAGGACTGGGACCCGCCGTTGCCGGACCCGAGAAACTTCCGAACGCGTTACCAAGCGAACTGAGGATGAGATTCATTGCTGCCTTGGCGGCGAGCTGCGCTGCCATCTCGGCGAGCATGGCGGCGAACGATGCCGCGAGCTTGTCGAACTCTATAGCGCCTGTCTGTACGAGTTGTTTGAGAGAGTCGCTCATACCGTTGGTCAAACTGTCGAATAGCTTCTCACCTATCTCAAACTCGACGGACGCGCGCTGTGACTTTTTCATTGCATACTCGAAGCCTGCCGCGATGCCAGCGAGGCCATCCTTCATCTTGTCCTGACCTGCCTGTTGATCCTCCTGCGCCTCTTTCACTTTCTTCATCGCCGCCGCGTACTCTTCGGCGTTGATGCGGCCCAACGCGAACGCCTCAGTGATGAGCTTCTGCTGCTCTAGCATCGCAGCCATGCCGTCGCCGAACTCGGCGCGTACCTCGTTGCCTTTCTCGAACACCTTGTTGAGGTGCTCTGTCTTTATCTTCCACTCCTCAGTAGCCAAGACCCATTTGTTAATATTGTTGAGGTCCGTGGTGCTTGGTGTGAGCTTCTCTTTTTTGAACTCTGCCTGGATCTCCCGTACGCGCTCGGCAACCTTTGCCATGCCCTCTTGCCAACGCTGTTGCGTTGGATCGTCGACAGGCGCAGACATCTTGTCTTGAAGTATTCCGAACTCAGCCGCCGCCTTGCTCGACTCCTCTTGGATCTTGAGGAGCATCTCCCGCATCTTGTCGCCGCTGCCTGTCGCTGGCGGGTTATGCGTGCCGGGACCGCCTTTCTTTGCGGGCTGATAACCTTGCAGGCCACTGGCGTCGGCACGTGCGCGTGCTTGATCCTCGGCGGTGGTCTGCGGCCCGAACTGAATCTCTGCCAGCTCTTTCTTCCAGGCGGCGAGCTCCTCCTTCCAACCAGGACCGGGAATATGGAAGAACGCACTCTCCTGCATGGCAATCTGCGTCTCGAGAAACTTTATGCGCGCAGAGTTCTTTGCCGTGGCCGCAGCCTTCGGCAACTTGCCGAGCAGTTCAAGAACTTGAATCAGAGCGTTGACCGTCGCAACGACCGGCACCATTGCCAACGCGAAGCCTTGGCCGATTAGGTTGGGCCAGTCGCCTTGACTGAAGTCCTTCATTGTCTTCGAGAGCTTGGTTACAGCCTCGTCGAACAATGACATCTGCGTTTGAAACGCCGGAGACTTGGCAACTGCATTGAGGCTCTCGAGAAACTGCGTCGAGAGATACTTGCCGAGCAGTTGCGCGCGATCGAAAAATGCGTCGAACCTTTCGACAGCATCCTTGGACAAAATGCCGAGCTCTGCCTGCGCCCGCATTTTGGCAAAGCCCTCGGCGATCTTCTCGAGGGCCGGAATCATCTGCTCGCCGCCCCTGCCAAATGCTTGGCGTGCGAGAGCGACTTTCTTCATCGGGTCTTCTGTGGCGGCGATGGACTTCGTCAGATCGACCATCGCATCGTCGAACTCTACCGCGTTGCCGCTGGCGTCGAGTAGGTTGACCCCGAGCTTGTTGAGCATGTCGAGGCTCGACTTGTCACCTCCCAGTGCCTTGCCAAACAAGTCCGCCGACTTGGCTAGTATCTTCGACACCTTGTCCGACTCTACTCCCGCCTGCTGCATGGCGACAGTAAGAGCCTGGAAGTTCTCGACACCTAGACCAACGGCCTCTGCATGCTCTCCGATGTTGCCTGCCGCCGACGCCATCTGCCGTATCGCATTGATGCCGAGGCCAACACCAAGACCCGCGAGGCCAACCTTGAATGCCGTGCCGAGGCTGGAAAACTTCTTGCCGAAGTTGCCAACCATCTTCTCCGCCTGCTCGAAGCCAGTGCGCAGCTTCGCGACATCGGCGGCGATGTCGATCATCAGTGTGGCGGAGGAGCGTGCCATTATTCGAAGCCTGCGAACATTGCCGCTATACGACCAGCCTCATCGACCTCGGGCTTCTGTTTCTTTTCTCCTATGAGCATGAACTCGTTGACCTCGTAGGCGTGGCCTTTCTTCGGATCACGATTACTGTTGGCGATGATGCACGACTGTATCGCCATGTGTACGTCGATCAGGTCAGCAGGGAACGGATGCGTCATCGTAAACGCCTCCCAGTCCCGCACCTCTTGGATCGACAACTGCATAACTTCCTCGACACTCTTATGGAGCGCCAGTGCGAGCCGGTGCGCGAACATGCGTCCCGGCTTTAGGGGGAAGGGACGTTGTCCCCCGTCGGCACTGTCGCAGGCAGGTTCTTGCGGCTAACCTCAGCCGACATCTCCATGATGTTGTTCGCCTCCGGTGCAGGCGCTTTCATAATGTCATCGACGCTGGCAAAGACCTGCGTGCCGTCGTCGGCATACGTTGCCGACCTAGTGAGCAGCAACCACATCGCACTGACGCTCTTGCCTGTGCGCTCTGCCGCCTCCTGAGACTCTACGAGATCTCCGAAGGTCACGACGTTAAGAATAACGTCGCGACCATTGTAGGTGTGTGCCACGTGTGTCCCTCCTTGAGCTTAGGCCGCTACGGCGGCCGTCGGTTCCACCAAAGGTTCCGCCATCGGCGGCGTTACCATCGGCGGATTGTTGGTCGGCGGCGACGGTGCCGACATCGGATCCGCGTCCATCCCGGTCGGCGTACCGCCAACTCCCTCGGGCACGATACGACGAATGCCACCCGACACCGTGCCTCCGAGCGAGATCGTCACTGCCTGATCGACGCCTGTTGCAACTTCCATCGACGTAGTCGTTGCCAGAAACGTCAGGCCAGAGGTGTCCCTGAAGATCGCTTTGTAGATTGCCTTGGAGCCGCTGCGGTACAGGATGCCGAGCAATGCCTGCACATCGTCGGTGCTGTCCCAAAAGCCGGTCGCTCCCCACGTCGCCAACGCAGGCAGGCCAGCCACGACCTCTCGGAAGTCATCGCACAACGTAGTCACGTCGATGTCCGAACCGGGAGGGCTCGTAAACGTAGCGGTCGCCATGCAGAACTCTTTGAACACAACCTCCTGCACGTTGGCCGTCACCGCCATGGTGAGCGTCTCCTTGGTCGTGTCGCTGGCATACAGCGTGAGCTTCTTGTTGGTGGTGTCGACCGCGCTAACGCCGAACGGCTTGTCGTCGATGCTGCGCCAGCCAGTGCCGCGCGGCACCACAACATCGCCCGCCACGACAGCGGCAGGCAGCGTCACGAACGTGAGGACGGTCGGTGCTGCCTTGGTTGCCGAGGCGATGACGGTGGTTGCTGGCTGCGTGCCAGACTGGAGAAAGAGCTTGGTACCTTGAGATGAAATGCGAGCCATGATTAACCTCCTGCACGTTGACGGCGCATCTCGCGTTCGACGCCGGATCTGAGTGATGATGAGATCTTGTTAATTGCCTCTGCCTGCGTAGCGTTGAACGCAGGAGCGACCCATGGGCGAGGCGTTACGCGACCGCGATCTGCCGAAGTCTTGCGTGTCTTGCGGTTCTTTGTGCCTCTCTCCAGGAACCACCAATAGTAAGGCGATGGTTGACCGCGCCTGTTGGGCGTTACGAATGCCTTGACCGTGTCGGCCTGCACTCTGGTCGTTACCCGAACTGCTCTGCCCATGAGGCCAGTGCGCTCAATGCGCAGTTTGTGGTCGTACGTGCGCCGCTGCACCTGAGCCATCATGATGAGCGCGCCTTGCCTGATCGCGCTGCGCACGATCCGGTTGCGCGTCTTCTCGCTCATCTCTCTCAACATGGCCTGCACGTCGCGTATCCCCAGCACCTTGGTCTGGATGCCGGGAGCCATGCCGCTCTTGACGAGGCTGTCGGCAATGCGCGACTTGAGCTGGCTGACCTGGAGCGCCTTGGTGTTCTCAGTGTTGAGTGCGGCGCGCGCGACGCCACGTATAACAATGCTACTGGCTATGCGCGCAGCGGCAACGGCGATACCTACGAGAGGAGCGACCATTAGGGCACCACAGCAGAGCGCCGCGTGAACACACGGTACGGCAAGTTGAGAGCGACACGCCACCATTCACCGTCGGCATTGGGATCAACATCCATCGGTCCCTCTACCGCCGTGTACTCAATGCCAACGTTGGGCACCGTGACATGGTAGCCATGATAGGCAACACGTATCTCAGTCACTGCCATGTCGAGCGCGTTGCGACCGCTGCCGCTGCGCGCAAACAAACCGACAACCACGTTGCCGCGCTCTTCGACGTAGGGACTGCTCCCCAGCGTTACGTCGCGGCGCTCTTCCGACTGGAGCATCGCAGAGCCCCAGACATCGGGCAACGTGTCGGTGTCGACCTGCGTGTTAACGGTGTCGACGAACGGGACGGCAATGTTAGCCTGTGTCCAACGCGCCACGAACTCATCGAGTGGTCTCATTGCTGGCCACCTCGCACGAGTAGTTTGAAGAACACCGGCACACCAGAGGCGGGGGAGGCGCGCCACACCTCTACCGCATACGTGCCCGACGGCAGGCGCACGCGGTCCAACTTGCGTGGCGTGTCTGCTCCCATCTCCGCCACGAACGCAGGCGCGTCGATGATAACCGTGATGTCCTGCTGCATTGCTTCGGCGAACAGGTCGTCCTCCCGTACACCGCGCGCGAAGCCACGTACCGTTCCGATCTTTGTCTTGTCGGCGCTAACGTATGTGAGCGTCGAGGCGAACTGCCTAAACGCTGCAAGCATCGAAGGGGAGCTGCTGTCTACGACGGTCATGGCGGCACCGTTGTAATCGGCATAATGATCGAGCCGATCTCCGCACGCAGATCGCGATAGTGATCGAGGACGTACGCGTAGGGACCAAGCAACGGGTCGCTGTAGTCGGCCGACTGACCGCTTGCCATTGGGCCAACAAAGCCGGACATGTTGCCTGCGCCCATGACGATCGAGCCCACGTCAGTGATGTCGATCTGAGACGGCATGATGCCGCCTGTGCTAACGCCGCTCTGGCTGTTGGCTCTGCTGACCCACATGGCTTGCAGCATGCCAATCATGCACTCATAAAGGTCGGCCGGGATTGTCTCGTAGCCAGCGTCGTACGTGATCGTTGGCAGCATGAAGCTCGACGGTGCGCCGAGCTCACCGTGGCCCAACAGCAAACCGCTGCGGTGGTCGAAAAGCACGGTGGCCGGATCAACTGTGCTGCCGTGGTCGAGCGCGGCAGTGATCTGTTTCACCGGATAGTTGCGCAGGTAGTACGCGACGCCGCCATTCATGGGCCAGTACACCGGCACCTGACGCTCGGGCTGCGGCGGTCTCCACTGGTCGATGAACGGTGCAACGGTGCCTAGGTATCTGTTGCAATAGTTCTCCATGCGCGTCCACACCGACTCAATGCGCCGTTGCAGCCACGCATCGTTGGTGGTGCCTGGAGGCATGCCGATGTCGTCTTTGATGTCCTCGAGGTCAAATGTTGGTGCGGTCATTTGATTACTCCCGCATCGCGCAGTGCCTTCTCTACTGCCTCACGAAACTCACTGCGCAGGTCCAGCACCGGCTGCGGTCCGTCGCCGTAGTCCGCGCTCAACGTGCCTGCCACCTTGTCAAACACCAACGTCGGTGTCTTGCCTGCGGGACCACGTTCGCCGCGCTTGGTGGTGAGCAGCCAGTCACGCACCGCCAAGTCTGGCGCTCCGGGTCGCTGCGTAGTGTCGCGCAACGCAAGCCACACGCCGCCGTCGTGTGTCACCGTGTCGTTGTGCTGGTATCCAAGCTCTTGCCAAATCCCACGGTAGGTCCAGGCGCGCGCCGCTTGCGGCTCTTCCTCTTGCGGCTCGCTTTCGGCTTCGGGCTCTTCCTCTTCGCTGTTGGGCTGCTGCGCTTCAGGGCCGGTTTTGCCCGCGACGACGTTTTCGAGCGTTGCCATTGCTCCTTGGACGATGAGCTTGTCGCCCTCTTCACCTTTCGGTTCGAGACCTTCGCCACGACGCACCTCATTGATTGTTTTCCAGCCAGCATTAATCGAGGCTGTGTGTGCTGCGTATCGTACGTCGATCTCAGTGCGCAGCAGATACTCGAGATCGAACTCCATTGTCATGGTGGCACCGAACTCGAAGAGCTTGTTGAACTCAGTTACGATGCCTTCAAGGTGGTAGTTCAAACAGCCGATGAGGTACGTGCGCGCGAGCTGCTCGCTGTTGCGGTACGTTACCTTGCTCTGGTCGCCAATCATAAACGGCGGTACGCGGAACACGCGCGCAACGTCTTCGACGCTCCAGCGCAGTTGCTCGATTAGCTGGCTGTCCACCGCACTCATCGAGATCGACTTGTACTCAAGTCCCTCACCCAGCACGGCGGTCTTGCCCGACCTGTTGCCGCTGTAGTTGGCGTCCCAGTCTTCGCGCAGGCGCTTCGCCGTGTCGTCTGTGATCTTCTGAGGTGCGGTGAGAATACCGCCCGGACGCGCGCCATTGGAGAAGAACTTCTGCGTGCTGCTCAGGATCAACTGCCCACTCGCGCTCGACGCAGCCGCCGCGTAGATCGGCGACATGCCCACTAGCGGATGCGATGGGCTGACCTGCATGCGGATGTGGCCCATGTCGCGTGCGGGGATCATGGTCGCGCCGCGTATGCCAGCAAGCAAGTTGTCGCCGGTCTTGTAGTACAGGCTCCCGTCCTCCGGTGCCACGTGTGGCCACACCGCCAACGGATCGAGCACGTGTATCTCACGCACCAGTTGGCGCGCGTCTCGCTTAACGTAGAGGTAGACGTTGCCTGTTGTTAGGTAGCTGATGACCAACGCCTGCATGAACTGCATGCGGTTCTGGTAGGCGTTGGGCATGCGCAGCAGATTGTTGGTCGGATACGTTGTGTTGAGACGGCGCACAGGCTGCACGCCAGCCGCACTCGGTATGATATCGAAGAACTGCACTGGCAACTTGGCAACGTCGCCGCTGATAATTTGGATGCAGGCATAGACCGCGCTGAAGGTGAGCAGCGGATCGAATCCCGGGATGTTGCGGTTCATCTGCCACGAGCCCGGAGGTCCTTGGTCGCCATTGCCACTCGGACCGACAGGCCAATGCACCTGAACACCGTTGGGAGCGATAGCTTTAGACCGGCCGGGAAGCAACGTGAGCAGCGTCTGCCGGATGCCCACAGCTAGGGGTCCGAGCGCATGTCGCGCCGACGATAGGTGTCGCGCTGCGCCTTGACCGGCAGCTCGTCTTTGTTGGGCAGGCGCACCATGCCGAACTTGCGAAACTCTGCGTAGTCCTGCTCGGTCATGTCAACTTCGTCGTGCGGTCGCACCGCGCGTCCGTTGTAATTGAACTTGCCTGCTGAGATCACTCTCATCTGAGGCTCCTAGAAAATCGGGGCGAGTGGGTGTGTAGGTTGGGAGATCGAATACCACTCGCCCCTAAGTCTGCCCTCGACTGCTACTCGACGTTGAAGCCGCTCAGCATCTGCACCGCCTGCAAGCGGCGACGGAGCCAGTACTCATACTGCTCCGCCTTGATGCCGACCATGTTCTGTTGCCACAAGCTGACCAGCGGCGTCGGCGGCGTCGCCGGTGCGCTGTCCATCTGAAGCGATGCCTCGGTCGACACGCCGATGTCGATGACCGGATCCTCGGCGTGGTAGATCTCGTTCGGGTTAACGAGCACGAGGTACGTGGTGTCCGGCGTGCCAGCTACCACAGGGATCACGTTCGACTCGATAACCGGATAGCCTTTGAACATGAGGTTCTGCGCTTCCGGATACGCAGGCAGGTCTTGCGTCGTGTGCAAGGTCTGGATGCGCAGGCGAGCCAGCGGAGACATGATCCAGTAGAGACCGGTCAACGGCAACCCGACCGCCGCCATGTTGGCCAGCATCTTGCGCACGTCGTCGTCGATCTGCACCATCGTGATGCCGCTCGACGCAACAGGCGTCACGCCATTGGTGATCGATGCAGGCCGCAGGTTCGCACTGGCCGTAATCGTCGGGTCGATAAACTGCTGGTCCTTGAACAACGTGATCGCAGCGATCATGTCGTTACGTACCAGCATCTCCGCGCTCGGGCTGCTGAACCTTGCGAGCTCATCAGTGATCACCGCGATGACGGCGATCTTTGCCCACGGGATCGTGATGCGGTCGAACGACAGC